GCCGTTTCAGGTTGCTCGTAAAACTTAATCCTGTACTCTTCTGAATCAGAGTTGTAAGTCATATCGTGGATATAAGAGTTTGAGCATAGTGCCTCATAAATTGTCATCAACATATCTTTCATAACTTATTCCTCAACTCCCTAGCTACTGTATTAAAGTAAATTTTTTCAGATGATTTCAGTGATTTTGTTATTACTCCAAATCCACGCGGCTTTATTTGACGACCATTTCTGGTGTATCCCCACTCGTTCAAATGGATAATTCGATACCGCTGTTTTGGACCGTTCCAGCCAATTTCAGCTTCGGTGTTTTCATTGCGGTACGTTGCTTTCTTTTTGACGACTTCATCGATAGTAGCGCCAGTGTCTTTAAAAGACATCATTGCCCATTTCATTTGTTCCTCAACATCAGAAGCCCCTTCGTCAACCGCTTCACGAGCAATTTTTCGTGTTTTAGTGGACCCTAAACGTTTTTCCATCTCACGTAGCGTTTCATTTACACCTTTAAAATCAACATTATTCATCGTCATACACCGCTAACAAAATCGTGATGAATCGGTTGTCAGTGAAATCATTTCGAACGTCAACGATGTTCCAACGAATGCCTGAATATCTCCTATCCATAACCTCTACATAATGCTTGTTTGAAACAATGTAGTCAGTTTGCGGATCTCTAATCGTGAGAGTTACTGCTTGTTTAGTCGTCTTTGAGTTCAAAATTTCCAAGTCTTTCATTGAGGGGTTATAAATCTCAGCGAAACAATTAAAAATGGTCTGCTTCTCTTGCTCGCCTGGCTCAGGGCCTTTATGAGGTCGATATTGAAAAAATTCAACAGGTGTTCTCATAGCGCCGTTATTGACTTTGGGTTTCTGGTACTTCATCTTCGCCATCAGCTCCCTCTTCATAATTTGCTAAAGAGACAGCCATTAATTCCGATTGAAAGTTATCATTGAAAAATTCTAACGAATCATTGTAGACATATCGGCTGCGTTCAATCACGAGTTCGCGAATTTCAGGATTTGAAACATTGTCAGTCCCACACCATCGCTTAACAGCTACTTTTGAACTTTTCAAAATATTTTCTAAGTTTTCATCGTCAGCAGTATGAAAGATTCTCATCCGCGATTTGAAATCTTTTAGCAATTTCTCATCCAATAGAAACGCCCCTTTCTATCGCAGTGCAATTGTTGCTCCGTCACTTGTCGGTTCAACATTAATAACTGCGGGGGCCTCTATTTTCCCTCGGATACTTTTAATCCCCAAACTGCAGCAGCCTTATCATCTTTAGCTTTCCCATAAGCAAACTGTTTAGCAGTGTATAAATCCATGTCTTCAATCGCTAATGTTTGATCGTATTTACGTAAAGTAATGCCCCCGCCAATATATGCATCGTATCGGCCGTTTACGAACGTTAAAACTTTTTCAGTTGCTTGCGCTAATGATTCAACAATTTTCAAATTGTAAGGTAACGCAGTTACATATACTCCTTGCGCATTTAATGAAGTATATTGACGTTTGACATCCCAAGCATCACTAGGATTAACTACCATGACAACTTTTCCATCTACAGCAACTGCATGACCTTTTTCGTCAGTTGAATGATGTTTGTAAACATTCGTTAGTTCTTTAACGGTCGTTGCTGAATCAGCAAATGTTAAATCGCCCATTGAAGTTTTTTCTGGATAAACACCACCAGTAATGGCTACACCTTCTTGAACTTGACGATTTAAACCAATCGGCTTGTCATTTCCATCTCCTGATAAAAAAGCAGCCTCTAAAGCCACTGCAAAAGCTTCATCAATTTGAGTAGCCACAAATGATTCAATCCAAGCTGGTCCGAAGTCTTTCAAATCCTTAGGAACAACTACAAACGCCGTCAATTTGCTTTGAATTGCTTCTTCTTCACTGAACGCTGCATCTAACTGACCTTTGATCTCGCCGAAGATTTTTCCCCATACAGCAACACCACTTGTTTCAGATTTCAAGAATTTCAATCGTAGCCCTGCGTTTACTAAACCGATTTCAGCTAATAGTGAATGGGCAGTAGTTAAGTTCTCAAAGATTCGATCAATGGTTTCTTGCGGCAACAATTTTTCTTCTTTATAACCGACGTCCGTGCTGATAGCATTAAAAAATTTACGCTCACGAGCAGATAATTTCGCATCTGCCGGATTTTCAGCAATTAATCCTTCTGCCTCAGCACGCGCTTGTTTTTTTGCTTCGTTCAGCAATTCATCGAGCATTGCACCGTATAGTTCATTTTGTTTTTCAGCTGGCTCGTTATTATTAACAGCAGCTAAGAAGTTGTCACGAATTGTTTTGAATTCGTTTGATAGTTTCATAGTCATTCAGTATGACCTCCTTATTTTTTGTATTAAAAAAAGAACCGTTTCAAACCAGCATTTTCTGGTTCAAT